CGCTGAAGGATAGAGCAAAGGAGCAGGCAGATGCCTACAGAGCTAAAAGGCGCTAGTGCGCTTCGCAAGGCTCTTAAGCAATTCTCGCCTGATCTAGACAAAGAGACTCGCGATGAGATGGTTGGATTTCTTAAGCCAGTTGTAAAAAAGGCCAGAGGATTTCTTCCATCTAATGCAGAGTCTCCATCTGGATTCGTAAAGCATGAAGTGAAGACTGCCAAGTTCCCAATGTATGACGCGGTTGAGGCTCGTCGAGGAATCGGCTACAAGCTCACGCCTACTAAGCCTAATCGCCAAGGATGGGTGCAGTCAGTATCGCTCCACAACAAGACTGCAGCAGGTGCTATCGTTGAAACCGCCGGACGTAAGTCTGGAATAACTGGCAATTTCTCACCAAGATTTCAGGGCACACTTGCAGGTCGTAACAAAATGCAAGGCCGTGCAATGTTTAAGGCTTACGATCAGGATCAAGGCAAGGCCAAGGTCGGAGTAATCCGAGCCTTAGAGAAGGCCGCCGCAAAGTTTAACGCGAAAGGCAACAACAATGGCTGAGTTACGGATTCCAATTGTCGTCGAGAATAAAGGCAAGAAGGCATTTAGCGACACGAGCAAGAGTGTCAGCGCACTAGACAATAACGTTAAGAAGTTAGGCAAAAGCCTCGCAGCCGTATTTGGAGCCCAGCAACTTCTCAAGTTTACTAAGAACGCAGCGAGCGCATTTATTGAGGATCAGCGCGAGGCTACTCGCCTTGCAATTGCAGTCAAGAATCTAGGACTGGCTTTTGAGGCTCCAGCCATTGAAGATTATATTCAGAAATTATCTCGCTTATCTGGCGTTACCGATTCTCAGCTTCGTCCATCGATGCAGGCACTATTGCAGATTACGGGCTCAGTCACAGAATCTCAGAAGATCCTCAATCAGGCTCTAGATGTTGCAGCCGCTACAGGCATCGATGTCGCTACCGTGGCAACCGATATCGGGCGAGCCTACACAGGCAATACACGCGGTTTAAGAAAATATAACCTAGGTCTAACTCAAGCGGAATTAACTACTTCAAGTTATGTAGATGTTCAGGCTCGCCTCAATACTTTATTTGGCGGAGCCAATGCCGCTCAGTTGCAGACCTATGCAGGCCAGATGTCTTTGCTCACTGTCGCAACAAGCGAAGCAAGCGAGACTATCGGTAAGGGTTTAATCGATGCTTTAATTACTGTGTCAGATTCCAAGGACGTCACTGATTTCGTCAATAAAATTGATTCAATTGCTCAGCGTATCTCTAATGCGATCGGTTCGGTCTCCCGTTTTATTCAGGTCATCAAGTTATTGCCATCGGCTACAGGCAGCGATGATCCACGTTTTAAAGCTATCTTTGACCCAGCCCGTAACGCTCAACCTTTAACAAGTACCAATGTCCTAGGCATAAGCACTTTACAGAAGCAAGAAGCGCAGCGCAAAAAGGTTGAGTCTGATGCGATGAGACGCGCCAAGGAATTGTTATCAGTACAGAAGAAAAATCTTGATGCGCAGAAGAAACAACTAACTTTGACCAAAGCATCAAAGACTCTCAACCTCGAAGCCATTGGTATTGAGGCAGCCCTTAAAGGTCAGATTAGCGAGACCGATCGCCTGTCGCTATTGCTACAGAAGTCAATCCTTGAAGGCAATGCATCGCTGGCTACGCAGTTATCTGACCAGTTACAAGCGGCGACTGAGCGACAGAACCAACTGCGTCAATTACTATTGACAACTCCAGAGGCTCCGAACCCTTATCGTAATTGGACACTACCTACAGATTTACTCAATTACACGGCGTCATCTTTGGGCGTATCCGTAGCACAGTTGCAGACCGCCCCGGTGGCTCCATCATCGACGTTCTCAGATGCTCAGATGGAATTGATGGCAGCAGTCAATTCATTCCAAAGCGCTAACCAGGCGGCAGTCAATGTTGAGGTTTACCTCGATGGCGATGTAGTAACTGGAGCAATTACTCAGAAGCAAGTAAACGATTCATTATCTGGCACATTCGCATCAACTAGCCGCTTCGGCGCTAAGGGCGCTATTGCACTATGAGTCTTCCTGCCACTATTTCGGTATCGTTCGACTTTAGCCAAGGCGCTACATTCGGCATCCCATTTACTATTGGCGATGAAAGATATGGCGTTATTGGAATAAGTACATTTGCGGCTTCAGACGTTCTGGATCCAGTTATTGATCTAAGTGATGTTACTCGCTCAATTAAGATTAGCCGTGGCCGTAACATCATGCGCGATACCTACGAGGCTGGCAACTGCACAGTTCGAGTCTTAGATCCTGACTCTTACTTCAACCCTCAGAATACATCTAGTCCCTATTTCGGCTATTTGACCCCACTCCGTAAAATTCGTGTAGCAGCAACCACTCCTACAACTCAGCATTTTCTATTTTCAGGGTATGTTGATTCATACAAGTATTACTATCCAACAGGCCAAGAAATCGGCTACGTGGATATCGTCTGCTCAGATGCATTTCGTCTATTTCAGATGGCTAACGTCTCTACAGTAAGCGGTGCAACTGCAGGCCAGACAACTGGTACACGCATCACTAAGATTTTAGATCAAGTCTCATTTCCGTTATCAATGAGGATCACTGACACAGGATCAACGACAGTCCAGGCAGACCCGGGGACATCTCGCTCATCCCTTGCAGCTCTTAAGGCAGCCGAGTTCGCAGAGCAGGGCGCATTCTTCATTCGCACAGATGGAACGGCTGAGTTTAAAGATCGTGCCGATGTGGTTAATTCTCTTGCCGCAGCACCCATAGAGTTTAACCAGACCACAGGTATTCCGTACTCAGACCTTAAATATGCTTTTGATGACAAGCTTATTATTAATCAAGCAAGCATGACCCGTATTGGCGGATCAACGCAGACTGCTGCCAATGTTGATTCTTCGGCTAAGTATTTTCCACATGGCATGACAGTCACAGACATGATTCCTGAAACCGATGCTCAAGTGCTAGACATCGCCAAGATTTATGTTGCCACTAGAGCTGAGACAACTATCCGCATTGATGCCATGACTGTCGATCTACTGGATACGGCAGTCCCAACTGACACAATGATTGGCTTAGACTATTTTGACAATGTCAAGATCACTAACATTCAGCCAGACGGCTCTACAATCGTCAAGACCTTGCAGGTGCAGGGGTTGGCGTGGGATATAACCCCCAACAGTATGAAATGCACAGTAACAACACTTGAGCCTATAGTCGAGGGGTTCATTGTAGGATCATCGACTTACGGTATAATCGGACAATCCATCATGGGATACTAGGAGAAAACAATGGCAACAGGCTTTCCAGCAGCAACAGGCGACATCTTTACTGCCGCCGATTATAACGGGCTAGTATCCTTTGAGGTAAAAACTGCCCAAACGGCAGATTATACGGCCGTATCAGCAGATCAATACCAGGTGCTAGTGCCTATGAACAAGGCTACTGCTATCGCTTTTAAGATCCCTACAAATGCTTCTGTAGCATTTCCTATTGGCACAGTCCTCACAGTCCTTAATATTGGCGCAGGCCTTTGCACAATTTCAGCAGTGACTTCTGGTACTACTACAGTCCTATCGGCTGGCGCAGTAGCGGCTTCTCCTACCCTTGCACAATATAAGAGCGCAGCCTGCATCAAGACAGGCACAGACACTTGGTATGTCGTTGGAGCCATTGGATAATGCTTAACAACATTGCAGGTATTCTGCATCAACCATCAACTGTCACAACATTTAACGTCGAATATCTTGTACTCGCAGGCGGTGGCGGTGGTGGAAGTTACTACGGCGGCGGTGGTGGCGCTGGTGGTTATCTGACAGACACTTTGACAGGTCTATCAACTGGTACCAATTACACTGTAACAATTGGCGGTGGTGGCGCTGGTGCTACAACCACATCTGCAAAAGGCATAAGCGGCAACAATTCAGTATTTTCGAGCGTTACTTCTACTGGTGGTGGTGGTGGTGGATCACGCACAGACAGAGATGGCGCGAGCGGCGGTTCTGGTGGTGGTGGAGCCCGTGACGACATTAACAACATAAACGGTGCTGGTGGTGCTGCAAGCCCTTCAGGTCAAGGTAACGTTGGCGTATCTTCTGACACTGTAAGAGGCGGTGGTGGCGGCGGCGCTGGTGCTATGGCATCAGCAGCTTATGGCGGCAATGGTTCATCAAGTTCTATAACTGGAACTGCAGTCACTCGTGGCGGCGGTGGCGGTGGGTCAGCAGGTTCAGCCGTTAATACTGGTGGAACCGGCGGCGGCGGTAATGGTTCAGTCGCAGGCACTCAAGCTACCAATGGAACGACCAACCTCGGCGGTGGCGGTGGCGGTGGCTATGGAGTAGGTGCTACTCCTAACGGCGGTTCTGGAGGTTCTGGTTTAATTATTCTTAAATACCCAGATACTCGTACTGCAACTTTTTCTGGCGGCGTTACACATTCAACTCCAGCTCCAAGCGGCGGTTACAAGGTAACTACAATAACCGCTGCTGGCGTATCAGATACAGTGAGTTTTTTATAATGGCACATTACGCATATTTAGACGAGACCAATACTGTCTTAGCAGTAATTGTTGGCAAAGATGAAACTGAACTTATTGATGGTTTAGATACTGAAACCTATTATGCTCAAGGCACTCCCTACACAGTAAAAAGAACGAGTTACAATGGACAAATTAGATATAACTTTGCTGGGATTAATTACATTTATGATCCTATTGATGATGCTTTCATAGCTCCTATGCCTGATTGTGGCCATGATGAATTAACACTTAACGATCTAAAGAGATGGGAGTGCGCAACCTGTGAAGCCACGTTTAAGCAAGTCAGCGATCCAGCTTAGAGAGCAGATCGATGATGCATTCCCAGATAGAGATCGAGCTTCAGACGGCTGGATCGGTGACGCTAGACACGCTCTACGCAAGTCTGATCATTCTCCAGATGTACAAGGATGGGTTCGTGCCATCGACATTGACCGCGACCTTAACGGCAAAGGCAGGAAGCCCGATGTCATGCCTGACTTGGTCGATCAGATTCGACTCCTTGCAAAGTCTGGCGATAAGAGAATCAGTTACATCATCTTCGATGGCAAGATTGCATCATCTAAAAAGGCTTGGGCTTGGCGTCCTTATGATGGGATCAATAAGCATAATCACCATGCGCATGTCAGCTTTACTATCAAGGGCGATGAAGACTCTACTTGGTTCAATATCCCGATGATAGGTGGCAACTAATGAACATGAAACATCCAGCAATAATCTCACTCGGAGCATTCCTTGCCGTATGGGGTACTACATCTAACTTCGCACTTGACTATCGCTCAATCCTTGGCGCAGTCGTTGCCGGGGTCTTCGGATATGCGAGCCCTAAAAAGTGAACACAACTGATTTTATTACCCTTTACTTTGCGAGCCTAGCCATCATTGGCGGCCTTGCAGGCTATGTGATTACTCACCTGCTATCAGAAATTAAACGACTCAATTCGCGTGTCGATGAGATTTATAACATCCTTCTCGATAGATAATTTTTGACATGGCAAAGAAAAAGGTTATCGATCTCGATACTTATTCACAGTTAGATGCATGGGCGATTAGCCTGCATGAGATGTATCGCGCATTGCGCCGTGCAGGCTTTGCAGTTGATTTATGTTTAAGCATTATTCAAGACCGAGACGCTTACCCTGACTGGATTCTGCCATCGATCCCCGACCGCGTGGATCGCATACCCTACGAGGATGATGACGACGAGGATTAAATGAAGCGAATAGTCATAGTGAGCGACCTACAGGTTCCGTTCCACGATCGACACGCAGTTAAGAATTTAGCCAGTTTTATCAGCAAGTTTAAGCCGCACGAAGTAGTGACAATAGGTGACGAGATTGATTTCAACACAATCAGCAAGTGGTCAGAAGGAACGCCAGAAGCATACGAACAGACTCTTGGAGATGATCGCGAAGAGGCTATTCAGGTACTTTACGATCTCCAGGTAACACAGATGATCCGATCCAATCATACGGATCGCCTGTACACACAGATCATGCGCAAGATCCCTTCATTCCTGTCATTACCAGAACTGCGTTTTGAAAAGTTCATGCGTCTGGATGAACTAGGGATCACCTTCCATCGCAAGCCTTACAACATTGCACCGGGCTGGATAGCAGTCCATGGCGACCATACCCCTATCAAATCACAAGGGGGCTTATCAGCCCTTGAAGCCGCTCGTAGGCACGGTAAGAGCGTTATCTCGGGTCATACTCACAGGGCAGGCAGATCGTCCTTCTCAGAGGCCTCTGGAGGCCGTATAGGGCGTGTTCTGCATGGGGTTGAGGTTGGAAACCTTATGGATTTCAGCAAGGCTTCATACACAAAGGGATCGGCTAACTGGCAGCAGGCCTTTGCCATCATGTACGTGGACGGCAAGAACGTCCAGGTTGATCTGATCTACATTGAGAAGGACGGCACATTCGTCGTGGCAGGCAAGCGCTATGGACGACCTAGATAACGAGCTTGATCGGGACATCGATGACCACATCGACACGGCAGAATCGTTACCATTTCGTTATCTGATTTTCTAGATTTTCCCCCTTAGGGCGTGAGACAGTTGAGCCATCAACGAAGGGCGTTGATAGAAAGGCTCCAAAATGTTCGATCCATCATTTGGTGACATGGTTGTCATGATTGTCTTATCCGCACTATATTTTCACCTAGGCCGTATTGTCGGCATCCGCGTGGGTTATATCAAAGGACGCAAAGCAGTTCGTGATTACTACGCGTCAAAAGAGAGGGCAAGAGTGTGAAAGCAAGTGAAGTCCTATTATCAGCTACTGACATCATTGGAGACCGAGGAAGAATATATGGTCATCCTCGTATCAATCAGACTAGAATCGCATTACGACTCCAACAAATGCTTGAAGTACCAATCTCAGACCATCAAGCGTGTCTGGCAATGGTCGAAGTTAAACTTGCCAGATTACAAGAGACAGGAGATCACATTGACTCCTATATCGACGCGTGTGCTTACCTTGCACTAGCTTGTGAACTGATAACAGAAAAGGACGAGAAATATGTTTAATCTCGAAGATTACGAGACAGTAGAAGAACGACTAATAAAGTTTTGGAAGGAGCATCCAGATGGACAGATTCATACAAAGTTACTTGATTCAGCCGGTGGCCGTTTTATTGTTGAGGCTGCTATATATCGCACAGAGGCAGATGTTCGCCCCTGGACAACAGGGCTGGCAGAAGAGACTGTTCAAGGACGCGGCGTCAATGCGACAAGCGCGTTGGAAAATTGTGAGACGAGTGCTATCGGTCGAGCGCTTGCTAACGCAGGATATGCAACAAAGGGAAAGCGAGCGTCACGAGAGGAAATGGGCAAAGTCATTAAGTCGAGTGAAGTAAAGGCTAAGATCGATGAAGTAAAGGCTAAGATGTCTGAGACTTCAGGCACTTATGTTCCAGTCGTAAAGGAGGACGATCCATGGACTATCAAGCCAGCGAGTATGCCGCCCACAATGGAGGAAGCCGTGTCGACGGTGAAAGAAATCATTGGAGGCCAGACAGAGAAGGATATTCCCCGGTGCCAACATGGCGACATGATCTGGAAGACGGGACAGAGTAAGGCAGGCAAGCCGTGGGGTCACTTCAAGTGTCCTTATGCAGTAACAGGTGAACTTACTAGATGCCCTGCACCTAACGATGTAATTTGGTATGAGATTAACAAAGAAGGCGCATGGCAACGACAGAAGGCGAGAGCATAATGGGACGTTTACAATTCTTAAATCAAGATGGTGAGTGGGAATCATTTCCCACAGAGGATGAGATTCACCGATCTAAAGAAGTAATTGCAATCTTAGAAGAATTTACATTCACGACTAGATGCTGCTTATGCAATGAGTCAATACCTTACAAAGACATTAAGGTAAACCTCACTAATAAGAGCTGGTCATGTTCTAAGTGTCACGCGGTCAATGGCCTCACAAAGCCGTAAATACCGGGGATTCTCTACCGAGAGAGTTGTCGCTAAGTACCTTTCGACTTGGTGGCCTCATGCAGATATCGGTAGAGGTGCTGGAAAAGATATAACACATGTCCCGTTCGACATGGAAGTTAAAGCTAGATCGGCGTTCCAGCCAAAGGCATGGATCGATCAGGTCACAAAGAGGGCAGCTAAAACTGGTGGGTTGCCTATCGTTACTTGTCGTCTTAACGGACAGGGAGAAGGTAGTCCCCAGGACTATCTGGCCTTTATGCGACTTGGTGATCTGGTCGGTCTATTGCTCAAGGCAGGTTACGGTGATTTCTGCGATGATATTGCTAAACTAGAGCCTATGAGATGCAAGATGTGTGGCGCATGGGCGTTCACCGAAACGTGCAGAACATGTGAGGTCGATCCAGATGCCAACCTATGAGTTCGAGTGCGACAATGAGAAGTGCGAAAGCAATGCACGCATAGAAGAATGGTTAAGTCTGACCGAGCCTCACGATTTGGAGTGCCCATTCTGTCACTCACCAATGCACAAGGTTTATAGTTCAGTAGGGGTTTCATTTAAGGGATCAGGGTTCTATTCAACTGACAATAGATAAATGTGACGTAATTCACATCTCACATAATGAGATTATAGGAAAGGCTACACATGAAGATATTTGACACCGCTGGTACTCTCAGGGCTAGAGCCCATCAAGGGCTCAAGGCGGCCCCGGTAGGAAGAGGCCGCAAGGTAGCCATCGCTAGTGGGATAGCTCTATCTATGGCCTTGCCCTTAGATGCAATGGCGTCAAACCAAGCAATTCGATACGTTAAAGATTTAGCAAAGTATCAATTAACTGATAAGCAAGAGAAGTGCCATCATGAGATCATCTATAGAGAATCAAGATGGGACTATAAAGCAGTAGGCAATATAGGCGGCAAGAAGCAAGCCTATGGCCTATATCAGATGAAGGTTAAGAGCTTAAAGAATGGATCAACAGTAAAACAGTTCTGGATGTATTGGACTTATGTGATGCATCGTTATGGAGTAACACAGTATGATGAGCCTGACTATTGCAAGGCGTTACATCATCTAAAGACTAAAGGATGGCAATGATGTTAGGTTATGGATTCTGGATAGGATCATTGATCGGACTCATTGCTGCTTATTGGTTTAACTGGTTATGAGTACCAAGCGAGGAGACCCTCGAGGGACAAGAGCTTACAAGGCTAGGCGCTTAGAGGTATTGCAACGCGATCAATGGACTTGCTTCTATTGTCAAATGCCTGCAACTACAGTCGATCATGTGATTCCCATAAAGTCCGGGGGCGATCCAATCGCATACGATAACCTGGTCAGTTGTTGCACAAGGTGCAATAGCAGTAAGGGAAGCCGCTCTGAAGGCGTTTTTTTAGCACGGAAGGCCAC